TTAGTCGGTCGGTACTTCGCTTCTTGCGTAGTTCTTTACCATCATGATGTCGGTATATCCGGCCTGGTGGTTAATCGACGATTTTATTTCGTGTCGTTGTGTCCCGGCAAATGGGTTGGCGTCAAACTGCGTGCGGCAGAACCAGTCGATAAGTTCGATTATCTGCGATTTGTTCGAGGTGAAATAGATGTACGCATGTCCCTCGAGGACTTTCAGCACGTCGAGGTAGTCGGCCAGTTTCCAGTAGCATTTGTAGAATGTTGTGTCGGTGGACAGATACGGCGGATCGACGAGAAACACGACATTCTCCGCATCTTTGTATTGCATGAACAGTTCACGGTAATCGGCCTTTACGATTTCAACGCCGTCGAGATACCCGTCTGCGAGGTAATCGGTCTGTTTGACATTGTTGTTGAAAGATTCTTTGGCTAATTCTTCGAACGAGGTAGCACGTCTTCCGGAAAATAACAGCGACGACGAGAGAGTGATGTAATCGACGAATCCCGTCTCCTCTTCCTTACGTATCAGGTCAAGGATACGCGCCCGCAACTCTTCGGGCATCCGTTCTCCCTTTGAAATTCCCCCCCCCACGAAATTCCGGATTTTGGCGAGTAGTGCGTTGGTTCTTGGGATATTTTCCAGCCGCTGCCGAAAGTCGTCGAAATCGTTGTAGACGACTCGTGCCTCGGGGCGTTCCTGTTTAGCGACATGGGACAGGAGGCCGCTACCTCCGAACAGATCGACGAACATGGCAGCGTCGGGGAACTGGGACAATGCTTTCCGGAACTCGCCGACAAAACGGCGTTTCTGTCCCTGGAACGGCAGCGGGGCGGAATTGTAAACGGGGTGTTTCTGCATTCAGCAAAAATGTTTTTTATAAGGTTAAATAGGGTTCGATTTGTTTTCGTATATTTGCAGTCTCTTACCTCTGCACTCTTGCAGAACATAAAACTACAAATGCGAGAACGCCGATACGCGACCAAAGGATTGCCCTCGGTTGTGCGTATCGGCGCATTTATGTTAGTGCAGAGGTAAGAGACTCACTAACGGCCGGGGGCTTTTTCACGCCCCTATGTCATTGGTTTTTACCTTACGAGATAGCCTGCCACGAGCAGGAGCCAGGTTGCGAGGTTCCCGACCGCGTAGGCTATCGCCTCGCCTCGTGAGAGCTTCACGGCCCGCGCTTTAGCGACGAGACGCGCGAGAACCAGGGCGACGAGGGCCACGACGGGCAGGGCCGTCCAGAGCGAGAGCCCGCAGACGAGCGACAAGACGGCGATCACGGCCGCCACGACAAGCCCCAGCGCGAAGGTCTGGTAGCACTCCTTGCCGACCGCTGCGAGCAGGGCGAGGAGGAAGGAAATGATCTTTTTCATGATAAAGTTATTTTAAGTGGTTTGTTATTTCCAACGTCCGACAGCTATATATCTGTAATTCTCTTGTCCGTACCCCTGTGATCCGGAATTGGCCCACACGCCTTTGGCCGTAAAATAGGCAGTCGTTTTATTCAAAACGAAAGCCACGGCCACCGTGGCTGGAGAATCAGAAGCCTGCGTCGGAGTGGTCAGAACTGCATAGGGGGTATAGGCGAATGTCGTTGGGAAATAGACGGTCTTACCGGATTTGTTTGCATTAGCTGTGAATGATCCCCATTGAAACATCAAGCCGTCCGGCGCTTTGTAATATCCGTTGTCGGCGAACTGCTTGCCGATCGAGACGTTTGAGAGGTCCTTGGCCGCCTTGTCATTCCAAGCCGATTTCTCGGCGTCCGTCACGAAGCGGTGGGAGGAGTCCTGGTTGATCTGTTCTGCCGGGATACCGTCCTCAAATCCCCCCCCCTCGCGTATGCGAGGGCATTCCAGGGCGTCACGCCGTCCCCGACCTTGTGCAGCGTCGTGTCGGATTCGTAAACGATTTCGCCCTCGAGCAGGACGGGATTCTTGGCCTTCAATGCGGCCGCCGTGTACACCGGATGCTGCACCCGGCCCTTGATTGTCTTTGCCATCGTCGAAAAAGTTTGTTTGTTCGAATTATTTCCAGCGTCCTATGGCCATCCATTGAAAGGCCATTCCGGAGTTGCCCTGGTCGCCTCCGTCGCGGATATAGCGGGGTTTGATGTAAAATCCGGAAACGGTTATGTCGGTGACGCCTCCGGCCTCGACCGTATCGTCGCCCTGCCCCTCGATGGTGATCAGTACGGCGAAGGGGGTCGCCGTGAACGAGGTGGGAAACGTCACATAACGCGATAAATAGCTCGTCCCCGAGGGCGCCGTTCCCAGGCGTCCCCATTGGAACATCAGGCCGTCGGGGGCCTTGTAGTAGCCGTTCTGGGAGAATGTCTTGGTCAGCGTCACGTTCGAAAGGTCTTTCGCGGCCTTGCCGTTCCATGCCGTTTTCTCCGTATCGCTGACGAAGCGGTGCGTCGCATCCTGCGTCACCTTTTCGGCTGCAAGCGGCCCGTCGAAGTCCCCTTTGGCATAAGGGAGGGCATTCCAGGCTGTCGTGCCGTCCCCGATCTTGTGCCGTGTCGTATCAGATTCGTAGACGACCTCTCCTTTGAGCAGCACGGGGTTCTTGGCCTTCAGTACGGCCGCCGTGTATGCCGGATGTTGTGTCCGGCCCTTGAGTGTCTTTGCCATTATTGCACGTCGTTATCTGTTTTCTGCCTCTCGGCCATCGTCTGCCGGGCGACGTCCTTGCATTGCTCGGCATAGTCGAAATAGACCGTGAACTCTTCGGGTTTGGTGTCCCGCTGGCGGAGGATCGCCAGCTCGTCATCCACCGAATAGCGTTCCCGAATCCGCTGCCGCACGAGCTGTTCGTAGGCGAGGAGAGTCGGTTCGGACTTCGGCTCCCGCAATACGGGCATCCCTTTCTCGTCCTCGACGATCTCCATTCCCCGCGCCTGCCCGTCGAGCAGACGGCGCCATTTGCCCTCGGTGATTTCGACAGCTCCTTCGACGGGCTGGTCGTAAAAACCCTGTTTCCAGTATTTCATTGTGCACAACTGTTTGGTTACTATTCCATGCCCGGTATCGTACATTGCAGGACGAATTCCCCGGCGGGCAGGTCGTCGAGCTTCTTCTTGTCGGCCGCGGACATCAGACCGTTCGCCGACGGGCTGGCGACGGCCGTCGAGGCCTTGTTGTTCCAGGTCGCTTTCTCCGTGTCGGTCACGAAGCGGTGCGAGGCGTCCTCCTGAATCATCGTCGCCGGGTGGCTGGACGGATGGACGTAGTTGTTCGCCCCGGTCGCCACGCCGTCGAGCTTCTGCTTGTCGGCCGCTGACATCAGACCCGGTGCGGTCGTGGATGCCATATTTCCTCCGGGCTTCTCGTTCCACGCCTTCCGTTCGGCGTCGGTGATGAAACGGTGCGTCTCGTCTTGGGCGATCATCGTCGCCGGATGGCTGTCCGGATGGACGTAGTTGTTCGCACCTGCCGCCACGCCGTCGAGTTTCTTCTTGTCGGCTGCGGACATCAGACCCGCCGCGGAGGCCGAGGCGGTCGTCTTGTCGGCCTTGCCGCTCCAGGCCGATTTCTCCGTGTCCGTCACGAAGCGGTGCGAGGCATCCTCCTGAATCATCGTCGCCGGGTGGCTGGACGGGTGTACGTAATTGTTCGCCCCGGCGGCTATGCCCGCCAGCTTCTGCTTGTCAGCCGTGGTGTAGTCCTCGGTCGAAAGACCTTTGCCCGTGACCTTATCGACCTTTTGGCCGAGTTGTTTGGTCACGGTCGCGGCGAAGTTCGGGTCGTTGCCGAGGGCGTCGGCCAGCTCCTTGAGCGTGTCGAGGGCTTCGGGCGAGCCGTTGAGTATCTGTTCGACGGCCTTGTCGACGTACTCCTTGGCCGAGGCGAGGGTCGAAGCATCCCCGGAGGTCATGTCGGAGCGGATCGCCGTCTCGCGGGCCGCGGTGTGGTCCTTCGCCGCCTGGAGCGTCGAGGCGTCGGCCGCCGCGAAGTCCTTGCGGACGGCCGCCTCGCGGTCGTTGGTGTGGCCTTTGGCCGCATTCAGCGTCGCCGTGTCTCCGTCCTGCAGCTCCTTGCGCAGTACGCCCTCGCGTTCGGTGGTGAAGGCCTTGGCCGTGGAGAGCGTCGCAGCGTCCCCCTCGGTCATGTCCTTGCGGATGGCCGTCTCGCGGGCCGCGGTATGGTCCTTCGCTGCCTGGAGCGTCGAGGCATCGGCCGCTGCGAAGTCCTTGCGGATGGCCGCTTCCCTTCCGTCGGTGTACTCGTTCGCCGAGGCGAGCGTCGCGGCATCCCCGTCCTGCTGCTCCCTGCGCAGCACGCCCTCGCGCTCGGTAGTGAACGCCTTGGCCGAGGCGAGCGTCGCGGCATCGCCGTCGGTCATGTCCTTGCGGATGGCCGTTTCGCGGGCCGCGGTATGATCTTTCGCCGCCTGGAGCGTCTCGGCGTCTCCGTCCTGCAGCTCCTTGCGCAGCACGCCCTCGCGTTCGGTGGTGAAGGCCTTGGCCGAGGCGAGCGTCGAGGCGTCGCCCGCGGTCATATCCTTGCGAATGGCTGCCTCCCTTCCGTCGGTGTAGGTCCTGGCCGACGCGAGGGTCTCTTCGTCGCCTTGTTTGCGTTTTGCCGCTTCGTCGTCGATCTTGCCGTCGAGTGCCTCCATGTCGTTCTGGACTTCTTCGAACGCTTTCTCGGTAGACTCGGCATGTGCGGCCAGGTCGTCGGTTACCTTCTGCACCTTTTTCTCCAGTTCCCGCCCTTCGGCCGTACTGTATTTCCCGTTGAGCTGGTCGGTAAGTCCATCGACCCCGCTCATCGGGATTTTGTCCTCGGTCTTATGGAAGAAGCTGTCGAAGAGGTCCGAGAACTGCTCGGCCGTCGGGTACATTCCCCGGCCGAACCATTCGCGCAACAGCGCACGTACTCTGATTGCCATTCTGTAATCGCGTGATAAGAATTTTACTTCGTCCGCATGACATAGGCCAGCGTGTAATAGGGCGGTCGGTTCTCGTGCGAGCTGCCGCCGCCCGTGCGGTCCGTCGTTCCGAAAGGCGTCGTGCGGTCATGCCACGACACGGCCTCGGGATAGGAGTTGTTGCCGCCGCTGCGCCATCTGCCGTTACCTCCGGTCCAAAGATTCTCCCCGTGTGCGTGCGAGGGCATCTCATCGACGGTGAGCGTGTGTTTCTTCTCGCCGCCCACCTTGCCGTAGCTGCCGTAGTCGGCATCGTTGACGTTGTAACCCGCCACGAAGCGGCCGCGCAGGTCGGGCAGGCGGAAATAGCCGCTCGTGGTCGAGAGCTTCCGGCCGTTGCAGTCGTAGGCATTGTTGTAGGTGCTGCCGATAGCCTTGTAGAGTTCGGGGTACTCCGACTGCTTGAGCTGCTGCCCTTCGCAAAGGGCGTAGCCGTCGGGAATGCGGGATCCTGCCCAGATTTCGACCATGCCCAGCGGCGTGCGCTGAATCTTGGCCAGGGCGGCCTTCAACTCTTTGATCTGCGCTTCGAGTTCGGGCAGCGACTGCGCTTCGCGGAAGTCCGCCCATTTGTAGTTCTCCTCGCCGATGCCCGGAGCCAGCGACCGCTCGACGTAGGCCTGCGGATATTCGTACCCCTGGGCCTGTACCGGGATCGCAGTCTGTTTGAGGTACATGCCGCCCGAAATAGGGCCGCCCTCCCAGTAGAGCACCTCGCCCTCGGGGTGATCCTTCGTGCGCAGGAACACGTAGCCCTCGCTCCGCTGCGTGCCGCCGCCCGTGAGGGTGCATCCCAGCAGGATCGCCTTGTCACCCGCCAGGTTGCCGATGATCGACACTACGTGCGCGTTGGTCTGCATGTAGTCGAGCATCTCGCAGTCGGCCGGGAAGTCTTTGTTCGATTGCAGGAGGAACCTGCCCTGTATCTGTTTCATCGTCAAATGTAGTTTATGGAGAATCGTTTCGAAGCCAGCTTGTACGCATTCACCACGGCCCGGACCTGCGTGATGTCCAGCTTGTCGTAGAGCGCCAGCGGGATATTCACCCAGAAGTCGTAGCCGCTCACGCCGCCGTAGCCGCGGCGGTTGAGAATCAGGATCCGGCCCGATCCGCGGCGCGGGACCAGCACCTCGGCGTCCTCCTCGCGTTTGTGCAGGGTGATGAAGCCCACGTTTTCGACCTCCTCGGTGATCGTGATCCTCCGGTCGATGGGATCGAACTTGTCGTTCAGCAGCGCCCGCAGGTAGCACACCTGGCCGTTGTGTTCGAGGCGGTAGTCGCTCTCGCGCTTCCAGAGGATGAACCGCGTGTGCAGGTATTGCAGGGGCGACACGGCAGCGTAAGCCAGGGCGGCCAGCAGCGGCCGCCGCCGGAAGGTCGGCAGCAGCAGGAGTGCCAGGCGCTTGAAGTTCACGTCGTAGAGCTTACTCGTTGCCATAGGCTTTCAGGGTCAGTTGTACGTCCTCCATCGTGAAATACCCCGCTGCGGGGACGCAGCGCGCGTCGATGGGCACGACGACCGTCTCGTCCGCGGCGACCCTCGTCGCCCCCTTGAACTCCACGATCCGCACGCCCTCGACCGTCTGGAGCGCATCGACGAGGGCCATGTTGGTATATTCGCCGTTGAAGGGCAGGTTTTCGATATACTCCCGGACGGCCTCGCGGCAGGCAGTCTCGACCGTCTCGGCCACGAGCATCGGGTCGTAGTAGATTTCCACCTGGCACGAGAAGCGGTCGGGGTCGGTGTTCACCAGCGCCGTGCGCACGCCCGCGTCCTTGATCTCGGCGATGTAGGCCGCAAGCTGCGCCTCGGTCTCGGCGTCGAGCCTGCACCGCTTGCCGTCCTTCTCGCCCGCGACCTTGATCGTCAGCAGCGAAGCGTCCTTGTTCTCGGCCGCCACGGCGTGCTTGACCACCCGCGCCGCCGCGATGGCGTCCTCGGTCATCCCCTCGGTGTCGTAGCGGTCCGTGTCCGCAATCAGCGTCTTGCCCTTCATGAACGCAAGTACCTTGTCGCGGTACCACCGCGGACGGTGCGGGATGATCTCCTCGATGCGCGCGTCCACCTCGCCCCCGTACGTGTCGAAGAGCTTCTCCAGCGTCCACGCCGCCACGGCGAAGAGGTAGAACAGGGCATTTTCGACCGACAGGATACCGATATGGCTCGTGAAACTCTCCCCGGGCGTGAACCCGTATATCTTCGCTACCGTTTCATTTCGCATGAAGTCGGCCGCGATGCTCTCCTTGATTTGCTCGATTGTTCTCATTTTACCACGAAGTCTATTTCGATGCCCATGTATCCGATGCCGCCGTAGGGCGCCGCCTCGACCTCCTCGGACGACAGTTCCGTCGCCGGACGGATACCCCGGGCCTCGTATTTCGCCAGCACGTTCTTGTCGGCCGCCGCCACGGTCTCCAGCTCCGCTTCGGCCTCGAGCGGCTCGGAAATGCTTATACCGTTCGCCTCCGCAAGGTCGAACGCTGCTTCCACGCCGCCGCTTGTCTGCAGCGCTATGTCGAGCAGGCTCTGCCTGCTTGAAGGTTTGATCCGCGTCATTCGATCGTTATTCTGCCGTTCTCGATTTCGATGCGCGAGGCGGGCACTCCGCACGCCTGAAGCATGTTTTTCGCATCCGAGCGCCACATCGGGTCCTCGTTCCCGCCGAGCATCTTGAGGGTTTCGGCTCCGAGCAGCGGGAACTCCTTGAACTCCCCGCGCATGGCCCGAAGCACCGCTTCGGCCGTCTGCGCCGTCGTGTCGTCCACGACCAGCGCACCGTCGCGGACCATCAAATCGCCCGTTTCGGGGTCTGTCATTATTCCTCGCATCGCCTCAATGTTTTACCTTCGCGTCCTCGTAGTCCGAAACCCTGACCTCGGGCATGGCCTGAGTGACGGCCGGAACCATGACCGGGGCGGGGTTCGACTGCGCCGCTGCGGTTCCTGTGACGGGAACCCCTCCGGCGGGTATCGTGTGCGTATGGGTGTTGAAAGCCCGGATCAGCTCGTTGAACTTCTCCGTGAGCTGTTCGATTTTCAGCAGTCCCCCGAGCTTCCCGCCGTTGAACAGCACCCCCTCGGGAGTGATTCGGAAGGAGGTGTCGCCGAGGGAGACGTCCACCACCTCGGCGTCCACGGTGATCTGCGTCTTGCCTATCGAGAGCTGGGCCTTGTCGATCTTGTCGCACAGGACCACGGCCGCCACGGCCGGGGAGATGAACGCCACGATGACGTAGCTCCCGACGGCCGGGAAACAGACGACGCCCGTGTCCCCCTCCTGGTTGGCCTGGAGGTTCACGCCCACGAGCGGGGCGCTCTCGTCGAGAGGCGTGCAGTCCACCGTGCGGGCCCTCTCGTCCACGCTGTCCACGGTGCAGAACTTGCAATAGATTTCGACCCCCATCATGGCGAGTCTCCGTATGGCTTCTGCGAGTGTCATTGCATTACTCTTTTGCCGATGGTTATCTCCTGACGGAATCCGTCCGTCCCGTATTTGATTATGTTTTTCTGCACCTGATACACACCGCGGCGTATTCCGTCGATTCGGATGCCTATGTGGTCCAGCTTGTCGATCAGCACGGCCCCGAAGGTCGTGAACGTTCCTTTGAGCCCGTCCTGCTTGAGGCGCCGGAGTTCCTGCTCGGCCCAGGCCCGGAGTTCCTGCTCGTTCTTGTTGTAGGCGTGCAGGGTCCGCTTCTCCCCGTCGGCATCCCCGACGTCTATCCGGACGCGCTTGTTGTTCGGCAGCAGGGATATTGCCCGAACCTTGATCTTGAGATCTTCAGCGTTCTGCACCTCGAGCTGCGTGTCGTCTATAAGGTTCACCCCCGTAGCGAATACCTGGCGGACGGACGCTTCGCGCTCGAACAGTACGCCGCTGTACAACACGGGTTCGCCCTCCTCAAGGCGGAAGAACGACCGGATGCCGCCCTGGTCCTTGAGCTGTCCGAGCAGTTCGGTCACGGTGGACGCCGTCACGCGGAACTGGCCGATGCGCTGCTCCCCGAAGACCCTGAACGGCACGCCGAGGTTCTGGTCGCGGAGAACCTCTTCGACCGTCGCCGACTTGTAGGCGAGCTTGCGGGCCTCTTGCTGCTTGAGGCGGAACATCCGATCCTCGCAATGGATTTCCACCGGGGTCTTCGCACCGATCGTCGTCACGAACCCGCGGAACGCCAGGCTGAGGTCATCGTCGTATCCCAGCCATACGCCGACCTCGTCGCCGCGCTGTACAGGCATGCGCTCCTCGCCCTGCCAGCGCACCTTCCTGGGCAGCGTCATCACGCACAGGTCGGTCAGCGTGTCCATGTCGCGCGTGATTTCCACGCGGGCGACCTTGTCGAAGGTCCAGCGTTTCGTCGCGCTGCGGATTTCTATGCGAGCCGAGAGTTTGAACATGGTTCGAAAGGCGTTCGAAAGGTGTTTAATATTCGGTGCACTTGATCATGTAGTCTTCGTCGGAGAACGCCTGCACGTCGATCCTCTGACGGTTCGACCAGGTCTCCTGCGAGAGCGAGAAGCGCGACACCACGAGGCGCGAGATGCCGAACAGTTCGAAGAAGGTGCTCGACACCTCCACGGCGCGGTCTTCGTCGAGAAACGCCCGGACCTCCCGGATGCCCTCCTCGGGGTATTCGTCCACAATCACGCCGTCGCGCACGGCCACGATACCCACCGAGAGCGACACCGAATAGTCGCCCTGGCAGATGTACTCCTTGATCGTGCCTCGGAGCCCCACGAGCTGCGTGCGGACGATGTGCTTCTCCTGCGAGATGTTCACCGTGGCGTCGTCGATGCGCAGCGTGCGGCCGTCTTCGCGGCGCAGCACGAGCTCCGTAAGCACGTACCGCGAGGCCCAATAGCTGGGGTCGGTAATCGGCACGGAGAGGTCACGGCCCGCGATCTCTCCCCCGTGGCCGTCCCACGAGGGCCGCTCGGCGTTCTTCTGCGACGGGGAGAAGCGACACAGTGCCAGGCGTGCCTGCTGCGCCACGCCTGCCGCCACGAACTCGAAACTTATCGGTTGAAAAGCCATTACCCTGCGAAGTTTATATCGTTCACGGCGTCCGTTACGGCCTGAGCAATCATATCCCTTACCCGTCCGACGTCCTCGCGCAGATTCGTCGTGTGTATCTCGAAGCGGTCGATAATCTTGTCGATGCGCACGGAGATGTTGCGGATTTTGTCGGCCTTCGGCGCTGCGGCCGCTACGGAAGCCCCGGATGTCTGCAGGCCCGCCGCAAGCGGATCGGGCGTCGGCGTCGGCAGCACACCGCCCGGGGACGCCTCCCCGGCGGACGCCTTTTCTTTGGCTGCGGCTTCGGCCTTCGAGCGGGCGATCTCCTCGTCGTAGGCTTTGGTGAAGGCCGAGCCGACCTCGGCCCCGAACTGGGAGAATCCGCCCTTCATGCGCTGAATTGCCTCCCGGATGCCCTTGCCGTCGAACTTGAACGCCGCGACGATCAGGTCGCCGATTCCTCCGAAGACGTTTTTCGCAAGGTCCCAAATACCCGAGAACACGGCTTTGAACGAGGCCCACAGTCCTTTGAGCGTCGCGCGGAACTTGACCGACGTATTCCAAAAGTAGATTCCGAGAGCAGCCAGCGCCGCAATCCAGCCGACGATAGGGATGCTCATGATCGCGGCGCTTACGGCCCTGCAGGCGGTCACGGCCGCCAGCTTGAACGTTGCGAACCCTGCGGAGGCGATCCCTGCGAATGTCGCCGAGGCCGTACCTCCCGTGACGAGGGAGAGGACGAAGGCTCCGAGGGCCTTGATTCCCGACCACAGCCCGACGGTAGCGAACCGCACCGCGGCGACGGTGGCCTGGAGGATGTTCCTCCCGAATCCCAGCGCCTGCACCTTACCGATGCTCAGGTAGCCGTTGTACATCCGCAGCGAGAGGATCGCACCGCTCATGGCTCCGACCGTACTGCGCCACATCGAGGCGAAATTCAGCGTCCGGATGAAGGCGATGCCCTTGCCGATGCCGATGAGCAGCGGCGTCATCTGCGCCAGCGGCACGAGCGAGCTGACGACGACCTCGACCCAGATGCCCCAGTCACCCGAGGCGTTGAAGAGCGAGATTTTCAGGTCGTCGAACCGTGCCCGAACCCTCGAGAGCCGTTCGTTGTAGCTCTCCATGATGATCCCGGCCTGCTCGACGGCGGTATTCGTTCCGGTGATGGCTCCTTCGTAGCGGCGGATTTCGTCGATGCCCTGCACGAGGGCCATCGCCGCGTTGCTGTTCTCCATGCCGAAGAGCTGGGAGAAGAGCGCCGAATCCTTGAGGACGGCCTTCAGCGGCTCGAGGCGCTCGGCCAGTGTCCGCGTCTTGTCCGTCAGTAGCCCGACGTCCACCCCCGCGGCCTGCAGCTCTTCGAGCGTCTCCTTCGGAAGGAACCGCCCGCGGCTCAGGATCATCATGACGTTGCGCAGCGCAACGCCGCCCTCGGCGCCTTTCTTTCCGGCCTTGTCGAGCACCTGGATCGCAGCGTTGGTCTCCTCGAACGACACTCCGGCACCTTTGGCCGCCATGCCGCATTGCTCGAGGGCCACCTTGATGGCCGGGAGCTCGGCGGAACCCTCCTTGCCCGCGGCGGCCATGACGTTCATCATCCCGGCCATGCGGCGTGCCGCCTCCATCGGGTCGGCCAGCGAGACGCCGTACTGGTTCATCGCCGTGGTCAGCACCTCGGCGGCGGCCGTGGCGTCGCCGCCCATCGTCTTGCTCAGGATGGCGATGTTGTCGCCCATCGCGCGGAGCGCATCGGGGTATTTCGCCAGCTCGGGCGAGAGTTGCGAGAGCAGCAGCTTGTACGATTCGACCGATTGCGCCGCCGACCCTCCGAAGGTCTTGGCCGTCTCGCGGGCATACCCCTCGATCCGGCGGAGGCTTTCGCCCGTTTCGCCCGAAATGGCCGAGAGGTCGGCCAGCGAGGCGTTGAGCGCGGCGCCCGGCTGCAGGGTCTCCTGCATCGTGCGGCCCACGCCTTCGACGTACTGCGTGAACTGATTCAACGCGAGCAACTTGCCTTCGAAGCTGTCCCACAGCCCCACGGACTTGCGGATGTTGTCGTTGAGCTTCTCCACGTTCTGGGAGATGCCCTGCACGACGACATCGCAGTTGCCCGTGATGTTGAAGGAGTAGTTGAAGGAATAGCTGCTCATCGTTTACCCGTCTCCTCGTCCGAGGAGAATAGACGTCCTAAAAGTTCTGCGAGGTTGCGCAGCCGTCGGTGCTCCAGCCATACGGCCTGCTGGTACAATGCGGCCCACTCGTCGCAGGAAAGCGTGCCGGGGTCGATATGAAACGCGGCCCGGATCAGGGCGCACCCCTTCGCGATGGACTGCTCGTCGTCATCGTCCGAAAGGGCGTGCGCCCCTACAAGTTTTTTACCTCCGTATGGCAGGCGGCGAACAGGTTGCCCAGCGCCCCGAGTGCCGAGGTTTTCAGGATCGCATCGTTTTGGACGAGCGGGCTACCGCCGAGCCAGCAGTTCTTGAACATCACCTCGGCGCCCTTGAGTTCATCCTGTCGGCTCACGGCGCTGACGGCCGACATGGTGTCCATCGACGGACGATGGAAATAGCCGATGTGGTGTTCTCCGGCCATGTCGTCGTAGATGTCTACGGCCACGACGCGGCCGTGGGCCTGTCTCCATGCCTGGAGAACCTCGTCCTTGACGCCTCCGTCGAAAACGGGATATGCGGCACGCTGTGCGGCCAGCTCCTTCTGCTGCTTGTTTTCCATATAAGAATCGGTTTTTGTGGGTTATACTTTCGGCTGGCCCCACTCGATATGCGAGGGGATCAGCGTGAGTTCGATCTGCTGGTTCAGGTCGCCCTCCTTCCAGTCCACCTTGTTCTCGGTGAACTGGCAGTTGCGGATTTTGTCCGTCGAGATGATGCCGCTCTCGGGCAGGTACGACACCGTGATGTCGAAAGGCGCGATGTCCTGCAGGCGGCCGTTCGGCGCCTGCCGCTGCAGGGCCACGACCTCACTCTTGTAGAGGGTGATCGACGCCGAGGGCGTGATGCGCCCTTTCGAGCGGGACACCGGATGCCGTCCGGCGCCGTAGTTGTTCTGCACGTCCTGGCTGTCGCCGTACTTGATCGCCGTGATGCCGACGAACGGCACGCCGTTGGCCGCAGCGACGATGTCGCCCCAACTGTATTCTACGCCGTTAATCAGCGGAATAGAGGTTGTAACGCTCATTGTATTCTGGTTTTGGCTGTTAGACACTCTCGGCATAGCCGATCTTTATCCGGATACGGCGCACGACGCCGACGCCGACCGGACGGATGACGATCTCGATTTCGGAGGTGGCGAGCACGTTCTGGTCCGGGTCGATCTCGACGACATAGCCGCTCAGCTCGCCCGCCTTCTCCATCTCCTCGAGAGCCTTCTGCGCCGTGGTCTGCAGGAACTCCACGCTGTGCGTCTGGAGCTTCCCCGTCGATTTGTCTATATAGACGTTTCCGCCCAGCTTCGGCAGCAGGTAGGTGCGGATGCCCCGCACGGCCTTGTCCATCGTGCGGACGTTCTCGATGTAGGCGTAGTCGCTCGTGGCGTCGTCCATCGTGTGCGAATCGTTCAGGAAAGAGCCCGACAGTCCGGAGTAGGTCACGAAGAACAGGTAGCGGGCCGTATCGAGCGATTCGACCACGGCGCGGTCGAGGGCCGTGAGCAGCGTGCCGTCTCCGAAGGCAGGGACGTCGATGCCCGTGGGGAACTTCTCGATCCACGCGGGGGATTCCTGCACGGAGGCGCTGGAGACGATGCCGAGCAGGACGCCCAGCCCCGAGACAGAGGCTTTCGACGTCGCATTGTCTTCGTCCGCATAGAGCGCCGCGCCCGTGGAGCTCCCGGCCTGGCCGATGATGACCGACACGCGCTCCTTGTCCCCGGCGGCATCCGTCGGCAGGGAGGCGACGGCCGCGACTTTCGGGGCGTAGAGGATACTCAGCGGCATGTCCTGCCCCTCGAGCGTCGCGGCGACACCCTGCAGGGCCGTGAGGTTCTCCTTCGAGAACGCCACGTCGCCCTCCCAAATGCCGAGTTGTCGGAGGCGGCCTCCGGCGAAGTTCTGCATCTTCTTCACGTCGGCATAGGTGTTGGCGCCTTCGGCTTTCGGGAAGATGCCCACATAGAGGCTGATGCCCGGGTTGAGCCGGAATATTTCCGAGAGCTGGTAGTGCATGAGACGGATGATCCACTCGTCGAGTTCGGCGGTGATCCCGAGCTTCTCGGCAGTCTCGATCTGCGAGATGGCCTTGATACGCTCCGTCTCGGAGAATCCCGACGGCAGCGTGTCCGTGTAGAACATGATCCCCGAGATATGGTCTTCGCCCGCCAGCTTGCGGGGGATGTTGCCGTTCGTGCGTTCGAATGTTAAGGACTGCATCAGGCTTTGAGGTTTTGATTGGTTACTTCGACGACGGCCGTGTCCTTGAGTGTGCGGCCGTAGTTTACGGCATCCGAGCGGTTGAAGAAGGCCGTGCCGTCCGAGGCCACATGTACGGTCTTGCGGTCGGGGTAGCTGCGGAACACTTCGCGGGCGACGCGCTGCGCGGCGCTCTCACGAGCCGTCGCGGGAGTTTTGGCCGCACTCCTCGGGCCTTTCGGGGCGCCCTTCGAAGGTGCTGCAGGTTTCCCGGCCGGGGTCTTGCCGGAGGCATCCGACGCTTCGGGATTCGAAGGCGCCGGAGCTGCGGCCGTCTTATCGGCGGCATCGTCGGCGGGCTTCACCCCGGGTTCCGGGGCCGGAGCTTCGGGGTCAGTCTCTGCAGGAGCCGCTGCCGCGGCCTCCACTGCGGCCTGGAGGGCCTGTGCCATGTCCTGCGACGTCACGGCCGCTGCGGAGGTGGTATTTTTCTTTTGTGCCATGTCTGAAATGTTTAGCGTTTCTTGAAAAATCGGTAAGAGCCATAGGCCACGGCCAGCAGTCCGGCGATGCACAGGGCGTGCTGCCACCAGGTGAGGCCGCGACGCCGGGCCGTCGTGAGGTCTGTTTCGGACACCTCCTGCCGGGAGGTGTTACCCTCCGTCCGGAGCTGCTGCCCGGTATGGCCGCCGCCGAGGATCGTGTCGGAGCGGATTCGCCGCTTGGTCTGTCGCACTCGGCCCGCTTCGCGGGTGGAATCCGTAAGTCGTTGCCGCCGGATTGTTTCCCGCCGCAGGGGCGGTGTTCCGCTCAGCGTATCGACCGGACGGGAGGTGTCGTACTCCCGGGTGACGGTCTCGACCTCCTCCCCGACAACCCGGTGCAGATGCCGCTCGCCGTCGAGGCTGCGGATCAGTTCCTCGCACAAGGCCCGGAAAAACAGGCTGTCGCGCGTCGAGAGTTCCTCGCGGAGCGCCTGCATCCGAAGGTCGTTTTCCGCCCGGCTGTGCACCGCCGCCGTCCGGCGGGAGGGCGCGCAGGCGCAGAGCAGCGCTGCCAGGAGGAGCGGGAGGAGGATTCGCCGCCGTGTCATACCGGATACTTTGCGAACAGCTTCCAGCCCGCCCGAACCTCGTCCATGCGTGCGGGCGTTCCGTTCTCCACGCGGCTCATGGCCGCAACGACCGGAATCATCCGCTCGCCGCTCTTGGTGTCGAGTGGCTCGTCGGGCGACACCTGCGCTCCGGAGGCCACGGCCCGGATGTAGTTCTCCGTGTGGTTCTCCACGGGCGGCGCATAGCGCGAGATCATCTCCCGCAGCGTGCGGCATCCGTGACGCACCCGGTAGGTGTGGAGCAGCACGAACATCGCCCGGTAGCCCCACGGCATCGACTCGAACGCCTTAAAGGCCGGGTCGGAACTCCTCGTCTCTCCCTTGTATCGGGTCGCACTCCGGCGGATATTCCCCGGATTGCAGTTTCTTAATCCTCTGCTCATCTTCCTTTTGATCGTTGAACTCGAACAATTTGATTAATACGGGGCACTTGTGCGAAGGCGTCTTGCAGCGGAAGGCCTCCTGGATTATCCCGCTCTTGCGCTCCGATTCGTGCTCCTTGATCTCGACCTTGGCCTCCAGCTTCTCGACTTTGGCCGTCAGACGGGTGATCTCCTCCTGAAGCAGGGCCACCAGTTTGGACGTCTCGTCGATACGCCGTCCGTTCTTGCCGAGAATCCAGCTTACCAGCGCGATGGCGATGGGCGCAATGACGTAGATAATCCAGGTCTCCATTCCTCACATGCGATTAAACGCTCTCTTCCTCCTCCGGAGCCTTTGCCGCCTCGACCTTCGCACTCACGATGGCGCCGAAGCCTTCGTTGCGCAGCGGCAGGCAGATCGTATAGGTGCGCATCGAGAAGAGGTTGCGCTGGTTCTCCGGGTCGCTCGACGCCTCGCGCAGGTAGGACTTCGTCGAGCCGTCGGCACGCATCGCACGCTTGGTGGTGAAGGCCACCGACGACTGGCGGTCGTTCTCGCCCACGACGGCGCCGTAGGCTTTCTTCTTGAGGGTCGTCGTATCGTAGTAGGGGCACTCGTCGTACTCGTAGACGTCGAAGCCGTACATCTTGGCAATCTTGCCCGTGGTGTAGTCGTACACCTGCTTCTCGAAGCGCTGGTCGGTCTCCAGCAGGTCGGCGACATGATCCGCGCACAGGACGAGGATGCGGCCCTCCTTGGGGATTTTCAGCTTGTCGAACTTCTTCTTGAGCGCCACGATGTCCGCGCGGGTCAGCTTCTTGCGGCCATCGGCCGTAGCCTCTCCCGTCGTCACGAGAACCGGGGTCTTGGCTGCATTCTCCGCGGGAGCCAGCGAGTGAATCGCCCGCGAGTACTTCTTCTCGAAGAACTGGTCCTTGTGCTTCTCGATCACCAGGGCCATCTTGTCGTAGCTGATGGCGTGCAACTCGTCGTCGGTGACGGGCGTAGGACGCGACTGGAACTTGTCCAGTTCGACGGCCTTGTCGCCGTCCGGGAGGTCCTGCACCGTCAGCGGGTAAGTCGTATTGTTCACCAGAATCTCGGGATCGGCGCCCACATCGACGAAGTGGATCACGTCATGCTTCACATAGGCGTCGTAGGAGCGGATGGCCTGATACCAGCCGATGCTCTCGGCAGCCGAGCGGAACGCCTTGATAAGCTCCCCGGTCCATACTTCGGTATAGATTCCGGCGCCGAGTGCACCCGACGGCGTAAAGCCGCCGCAAAGGCCCGACACCAGGGCCGCACCGTTCACGGCCGCCACACCCGCAAGCGGGGCGAAGCCGACGGCGCAGGCAAGCGTCGCACCGACTGCGGAGTTGATGCCTACCGCCGCAAAGAGGCCCAAGAGGGCCAAAAGGATTTTTCTCATTCGTGGAAAAAGGTTTGAGTTAGTCGTTCATGAAGTCCGGGGCCACGCCGTAGTGGGCCTTGAACACTTGGGCGTACTGCGTGGGGTTCTCACGCCGCAGGGTCATCTTCTCCTCGTCCGAGAGCTTGTCCCACGCGAGCGTCTGATGTCCGTTTCCAGAGCCCTTTTCGTCGATGAAGTCCGAAGGACGTCGGGCGGGAGTCATCATCGAGAGCGTGTCGCGCAGCGTCTCGATGCCCGCCTTCTTGCCCAATTCGAGCATCTTCGGCTCCTGGGCCTCGGTGATCAGGCCTTTCTCGCGCGCCGCGGTGACGGCATCCGTAATCCGGGCCAGCGTGAGCGTGTCGTTCTGAGCCTTGAGCGCCTGGATCGCGCTGACGGCATCCGCCTCGGTCGCCGTCGTCGGGAGACCGAGGGTCATCAAAATCTCATTCATCTGAAAAGTCGTGTTTTGGGGTTTGTCGTCGCTTTTGAGCAGCGGGAGCACCGCGTCGTCTTCGCCTTTGGCCAGGGTGAGCTGACGCCCGCCGCTGTATAGGCGCACCTGCAGGGCCTCGTCGTTGGCTCCCACGTCCACGATGGAGACCTCGAAAAGCCTCGACCGGGTGATGGTCGGCCGGGTTTGGCCTTGCACCAGATATTGCGGATCGTCGGAACATTCGAGGATGTCGATGCCCGCCGAAAGCATCCGCAGCGTCCCGCGCTCCCACTTGGCGGCGATTACCTTCTCGGCCTCGGTGTCCCCGTCGATTTTCGGCGTGCCGAAGAGCTTGTCGCCCTCCACGCGGATGTTCTCCATGATGCCGATAGGAATGTCCTCGCGCGAACCCCGGCGGTGCATGTAAAGCACGATGGGGTTCTTCTCATACTGCGAAATGTCGAGCCCCTCGGTGAGGACCCGGGTTCCGTAAGCGTTCAGGGCGCTGGTGCTGATGACTGCTTCTCGTGCCATTCGATCGTTTTCGGCCCCGGACACCGCCGACACACAGGTCGGCGGCGCGGACGGCCTCGGATGCAAAAAAGGGTATTGTTGCGGGGGCAGGACTCGAACCTGCGACCTTGAGGGAATGAACCTCACGAGCTGCCGACTGCTCCACCCCGCGATTCCGGTGCAAAGATGCAGCGGGCGATTTTTTATAACAATCAGAGTGTAAAAACCTTACACTCTGTTTTTTATACCCTTGTCTAAGGTGCAATTTTGTCCCGTCGAACGCCCCTCGATGGGCTCATCACGTTTTATGAATGGGTAAGAGAATAGCCTCCGAGCTGAAAGAGTTCGCCGAGCTGCTGTACATGCAGGGCACGCCGCAGAACATCATCGCCGAGAAGGTCGGCGTGTCGAAAAACACCGTGAACGCATGGGTCACGGCAGGATGCTGGGCCGAAAAGAAGATCGCGCAGTCGCTCACCCGCAAGCAGGTCGTGAACAACATCCTGCGCTCTATAAACCATGTCGCCGAGAACCTCGGCGACAACAAGGACATCACCGACATCGGAGGGGCCAGCGACCGCCTGGCGAAGCTCGCCGCGACAATCAAGACCCTCGACAAGGAGGTCTCGGCCGTCGATTACATGGAGTGCTTCATGAATTTCGGGAAGTGGCTCGAGGGACGCTCGGAAATCGACCCCGAGGTCACGCCGCAGCTCTGCATGACGGTGAACGACCTGCAGAACAAATTCGTCATCGAGGCGCTCGGCGTCGGTAAAAGCAAATGACAATGACTTCCAGCGTAACCAAAACCTTCGCCGAGTGGCAGCGGTGGTGCCGGACCGTGCAGGAGCGCACGCCCGTCCTGCCCGAGACGCCCGCCGCGAAGCAGGCCCGCATCCGCCGTGCGCGGCGCGATTACGATTTCTTCGTCGAATATTACTTCCCGCACTACACCGACGACCCGGCGACGGGCAGGCATACCGCGTGCGCGCCGTTCCAGATCGAGGCGGCGAACCGCGTGCTCCGCGACCGCAACTACAAGGGTATCGAGCAGTGGGCCCGCGGACACGCCAAGAGTACCCATTTCGACATCTTCATCCCCATGTGGCTCAAGATACAGGAGCCGCGCGAGCTGAACGTCATGGTCCTCGTCGGCAAGTCCGAGGAGAACGCCAAAACGCTGCTCGGCGACCTGCAGGCCGAGCTGCAGTTCAACCGACGCTACATCGCCGACTTCGGCATGCAGTACAACGCGGGCGACTGGCAGGACGGCCGTTTCGTCACGGCCGACGGCTGCGCATTCTTCGCACGCGGTCGAGGACAGTCCCCGCGCGGTCTGCGCTACCGCAGCCGACGACCCGACTACATCGTAATCGACGACCTCGACGACGACGAGCTGTGCGAAAACGAGAGCCGCGTGAAGCGCCTTGTGAACTGGGTCAAGGAGGCCCTGTTCGGAGCCCTCGACGGCGGCCGCGGGCGGTTCATCATGGTCGGCAACCTCATCAGCAAGAACTCCGTGCTGGCGGCGATGGCCAAGAGCAAAGGAATGCACGTCTCGCGGGTGAACATCCTCGACAAACAGGGCAACGTCTCCTGGGGTGCGAAATGGACGCGCGAGGAGGTGCAGCAGATGGCCGACTTCATGGGATACCGCTCCTTCCAAAAGGAGTTCATGAACAACCCCATCACCGAAGGCGCCGTATTCCGGCAGGAGTGGATTCGCTGGCGCGAGCCGCTGCCGCTCTCGAAGTACGACTACCTGGTGGCCTACTGCGACCCGTCGTTCAAGAGCTCCTCGAAAAACGACTACAAGGCCATCAAGCTGTGGGGCAAGGTCGGCAGCGAACTCCATTGCCTCGCGGCCTTCGTGCGGCAGTGCTCCGTCGCGGAGATGGTGCGCTGGTTCTACGACCTGCACGAGCGGGTGCCTGAAAACGTCGTGGTCGAGTACTACATCGAGGCGAACTTCCTTCAGGACATCCTCCTCGACGAGTTCACGCGCGAGGGCAAGCTGCGCGGATACCAGCTCCCCATCCGCGCCGACCGACGCAAGAAGCCCGACAAGTTCCAGCGCATAGAGGCCATATCGCCCCTCTGGGAGCGCGGTTTCGTGTTCTACAACGCCCGGATGCAGCGCGACCCCGACATGCTCGCGGCCATCGACCAGACCCTCTGCTTCGAAAAGGGAATGTCCGGGCACGACGACGCCCCGGATGCCGACGAAGGGGCCATCTACAAACTCCAACAGCGCACGCGCGAGCAGGCATTCGTGCCGTCGATCGGGCGCAGACACATATCATCGAAACGAGTATGGTAAAACTATTCAGGGCGCTGGTATTCCGGCACCGCCTCGAAAAACAGATTCGCCTGGCCGACGAACGCAGGCGCAGGACGGGAAAGAAGCAGTTCGTCATCAACCTCGGAGGACGGCCTCTGTGCGTCTCGAAAGAGCGCATCCGCCAGCTCGTGGCGCAGAAGGTCTACCTTCCCGGCGTGACGGTAGCCGACATCGCTGCCGTGGCCATCTACAAAACCCGATAGCCGAATGTTCCTCGAAGAAAAGGACTACAAGGTCGTATGCACGGACGAGGTGCTCGAAATCGTCTCGCAGAGCGATCCCGAGACCCGTGCCAGGGCAGAGTTGAGCGCCCGGGAGGAGGCCGAGGGCTATCTGCGCGCCCGCTACGACACGCGCAGGGCCTTCGCGCAGCAGGGCCCCGACCGCAACCCCATGCTCGTGCGCGTCGTGGTCTGCATCGCACTCTACTACCTCGGGCAGTCGCTGCCTCAGTACATGGGCGACGAGCAGCGCCGGACGATGTACGACGATGCCGTCGCGTGGCTGCGCGACGTGCAGAGCGGGAAAACCATGCCCGACCTGCCGCTCTACGAATCCGAGGAGGGAGAAGACTTACAGAACCCCGTGCGCTTCGGGTCGCTCCCGGCACGCCGATACGGGTATTAAACACCTTTCAAAGACCTGTTAAACACCTATCGAATGGGTAAAAAGAAAATAGCTGCGGGCGGCGGATTCGAGGGCCGGACCTACGAATCGCTGCTCATGGCCGCGCGCGCCGCCAAGACCCCCGAGCAGAAGCGCAGCGTCCTCATACAGCTCAACCAGGTGACAGCGAACCTCACGCAGAAGGACATCGCAACCTGGCGCACGGCATGGCAGATGGCCATCAACGTCGAGAACCCCAAGCGGTCGAAGCTCTACGACTGTTACACCGATGCGCTGATAGACCTCCACCTGACGGGCTGCATGGGCCAGCGCGACGGCAAGACCCTGCAAAAGAAGTTCGTCCTGCGAACCCGGGACGGAAAAGAGGACGTCGAAGCAAAAAAGATGTTCGAGCGACAATGGTTCGCCGACTTCGTGGAATACGTCCTCGAATCCCGCTATTGGGGGCATACGCTCATACAGATGGGCGATGTGGTGACCGTGAACGGCGTCCGCACCTTCACCGACGTGTCCGTCGTGCCGCGCAAGCACGTGATTCAGGAGTTCGGGGTCATCGTCAGGGATGCGGGCGACGACCCCCAGCGGGGCGTGAGCTTCCGGACGGGGCCCTATTCGAAGTGGTGCGTCGAGGTCGGGAAACCCCGCGACCTCGGGCTGCTGCTCAAGTGCGTCCCCCAGGCGTTCTCGAAGAAGAACATGCTGGCATACTGGGATGTCTTCGGTGAGATATTCGGCATGCCCATACGCATCGCCAAGACCAACGTCCAGACCGGGTCGGAGCGCAGCCGCATCGAGTCGATGCTCGAGAACATGGGCGCCGCGGCATGGGGGCTCTTCCCCGACGGTACGGACATCGACATCAAGGAGTCGAGCCGCGGCGATGCCTTCAATGTTTACGACCGCCGCATCGACCGTGCCAACTCCGAGATGTCGAAGGGGCTGCTGAACCAGACGATGACCATCGACAACGGCTCCTCGCTCTCGCAAAGCGAGGTGCACCTGGAGGTCTTCGAGAACGTCTGCGCGGCCGACGCCGCGATGGTCCGCAATATCGTGAACGACAAACTCATCCCCCTGATGCTCGAACACGGCTTCCCCCTCGGGGGCTTGAGCTTCGACTGGGACGACGCCGCATCCTTCTCGCCCGCAGAACGCCGCGAGATGGAGCGCATGATCCTCCAGTCCTACGACGTGGACCCGCAGTATTTCATCGACCGATACAAGATTCCCATCACGGGGAAACGCTCGGACGGTTTTTTCGAGTAGGGGCTCCTTCCGGCGGAGGGAAGGGAAGCCCCGACGAGAAAACCGCACTCAAGGCCGCACGTGCGGCACGATACGTCCTCTTCCGCCAGGCGTTGGGAGACCTCTATGCCGAGAGCGTGATGACGCTCCGACGCGACCGCATGCCCCGATTCCGGCATGCGGCGTTCCGCAAGGCCGCACGGGCCGTGTATGAAAACGGAGAGTTCGAACCCGCGATGCTGCGCGACGAGCGTGTGCGGGGGCTGATCGACGAGACGAACCGCGTGCTCTCGTCCGCGCTCGCCGTATCGCACGAGACACCGCCCGAGCTCACGGCGGCCCTGCGCAACAACGTCTTCGTATTCTCCGGGCTGAAGGCCTACCACTCCCTCGCGGAACTCGGGCTGTCGCTTACCAACGACGACGGCAGCACCCGCTCCTGGGCCGACTTCTACAACGACGTGAAGGCCGTCGACGGACGCTATAACGGCAACTACCTCTATGCCGAATACAATCATGCCGTCCATTCCGCACAGATGGCCGTGAAGTGGCACGACTGGGAGAAGGACGGCGACGAGTACGACCTGCAGTACCGCACGGCGGGAGACGAGCGCGTGCGCGAGGCGCACCGAAGGCTCGACGGCGTGACGCTCCCGCCCGGCGACAAGTTCTGGAACCGATACCTCCCGCCGAACGGCTGGAACTGCCGCTGCAACGTCGTGCAGGTTCTGCGCGGCGAATATCCCCGTTCCGACAGCGACGCCGTGACGGCCATCGGCGACGAGTACACCCGCGACCTCAAGGCACAGATGTTCCGCTTCAATGCCGGAAAGACGCTCACCATATACCCCGAGAAACATCCGTATTACAAGGCGCCCAAGCAGGTCAAGGAGCTGATCCGGGAAATGTCCGAGGAAGAGATGACCCAACAGCGTATCGAGGAAATGATCGGGGAACTACCAGACAACCTTTCGGCCGAAGAAAAACGGGCCATCGCAGAACACAATCTCGAGATCGAAAAGGTGTTGAAGATGACCAAAGGAAAGCGTATGACCGTCGAACAGGCCGATGAACAGTCTGCGAACCCGAAGCACAGAGAAGAGTATGTTTTAGACCCGCAGGGCCCGTATCGGGATCGGCGAGGAAACAGGTACAGCCGAAACCCCGAGTATAAGCCCTCGGATGTACAATACAGCATCAACTGCGCTACGTGCGCCCCGGCTTATGCGTTACGTCTGTTGGGTTTCGACGTCAAGGCGAAAGGCCGTGTCGCGGGCTCCGGAACCCTGAACGACTCCGTGGCCGGGAATCGCTCCTTTGAGATGTGGAAAAATATCGACGGAACTACGGCCACGCCGACTCTGACGCTGGAGTGGATGATGCGGAAGGGATACAAGAAAATGACCGAAAAGCGCTATCGGGAGTTCCTGGAGGAGAGCTGCAAGGAGAGAGGCGTTTATATACTGACTATCGGCTGGCGGGGAGGCGGCGGACACGCTACGGTCCTGCAGCGGTTCGAAGACGGAACTCTCAGCTACATCGAACCCCAGGCATTCGACAGCCTGCAAGGCGCCCGGAGAAGCATCGACGAGCTTTGTGAAAAAGGGGCGGCGACGCCGTTTTACAAACGCGGAGTGATGCGCGTGGACAATAAATTGTTCGACACGGATTTCCTGTCACTCTTTGACAAATAAGCCGATGATGTCGAGGGCCGGAAAACCCGTGATCTCCAACACTTCGTCGTTTTCAAGTTGATAGACGTATGGAAACCCCGTATTCGAATCCTCGGGAAAAACGAACATATAGAAGTCCGCTCCCTCGTATTTTCCGAGGTAGTCGAACGAAGGGCCGTACATGTCGATGAGGCCTTTCGCAACTTCTTGAACTTTTACCGGGACATCCATATTCGCAAAAATAACAGTTTTCCCACTCAAAAACAAAAAAATGCCTAAAAATCATGACATCATGCCCGCCGTGCTGCGCGATATGCGGGTGAAACTTGCTGAAATGTTCGACGACAATTTCCGCAGGCAGGGGTTCTTCGGCGACAAATGGACGCCGAAAAAGGTGCTCTCAAAAGGTGGGAGTACGACAATTCTAATTGTTACAGGCGCCATGCGCCGTGGAATACGGGCTTCAGTACAGGGCAATGGGGTTGTCTTTACATCCGATAAACCCTATGCCGCTCTGCACAACGAGGGCGGACAGTTCCGACAAAACGTCCCGGCGCATTATCGCGACCGCGGGGGACGCCGATACCGTGTCCGGGCGCATACCCGGACGATGAAGATGCCCCAACGGCAGTTCATCGGCGACCACGAGCGGGTGCGGGAGGCCGTCACCGCGATCATGACCCGCCATCTCGAGCGTATCAGCCGCGACCTTACCAAAATTACACGGATATGAGAAAGATTCTTTTTCTGAACATCGCCGAGCGACTCGAGCAGGTCGTATGGATCGACGGCATTCCGACTTTTGAGCCGGATGCTGAAAAGCGAACCGGTAAACGTCCGGTATTTTTGCATTTCGACCTATGGAACGAGAACATTGCTCAGCTTACCAAGCAGCGGCCGTTCCCCACGCCTGCAGTATTTTTCGAGTTCGAACCTGTTCGCTGGAGCTATGCCGGACAGCGGGTCCGGGAGGCCGACGTTGTGCTGCGCCTGCATGTCATCACCACGACCGTGGCCACGGCAGAAGCTGGGAACAGATACCGGGACAAGGCACTCGAGCGGTTCGACATCATCGACGCCCTCACACAGGCCCTGCTCGGATTCTCCTACGACGACGGCATCCGCCAGGCCGGAACGATGCGGGCATACGAATCCGCCACGGATCACGACCACGGAGAGGTCTGCGAGGACATTGAGAGCTGGGTGACGCATTGCCGCGACGCCGCGGGGTGCGACATCCCCCAGCCGACGACACACCCCCTGCGGCTGGGAATCGGCACCCCCGGGAAATGAACTACCCCCGGCCTTGCGGCCGGGGGTAGTCTTCAGAACAGCGAGAGTTGGTCGGGAGGATGGAGCCGCTCCGAGGCTTCGGCCTCCCGAAGCAGAGACGGAGGGGTGGAGACGTAGTTCAGGAACGTGCGGTAACACATCGGATAGACCGGGTAGACGTGTTCCCGCCATACGGCTTTGTAACACTTCCGAAGCACGCCGGGTTCGTAATGCTCCTTGACGATCGCACAGACCAGGCGAACGCGCCGCAGCGTGTTGATATTCCTTTTTCCACCCTTTTTACCCATTCTCCGAAAAAATCGCTATCTTTGTCAAAACTTCGACCTTTTGACTCGTTAGCTGATTTTTTTCGGCGACGGGTCTTTTTTTAATCCGTCTGGCCTTCGAACGGCGCGATTCGGACCGTGCCCTCGTTCACCTTCCAGACCCGGCCCCGGCCGTCGCAGACCGGGCAGGGACGGGTCGTGTGGCCTACCATCTGCGACGAGCCGTCCTCGAGTACCCGGGCATGCTCCTCGGTGACATAACCCCGGCCGCAGCAGTTGCGGCACAGCTCGACGGTCGCCTTGCGATACTCCCGCATCTTTTCCATTCGGCTAATCCTCCTTCTCCTTTTTGGGTTCGACATAGAATGACTCTTCCTGCACGACGTCGATGCCGCATTTCTGCATCAACGGCTGCAGTTGTTCGTTCTCTCGGTCGGCCAGCAGCTTGTCTTTGGCGACCTCTTCCGAGGTGCGGATATACGACGGCAGGAACTCACGGACAAGTTCCAGCGCGGCGGCCCATGTGAAGCCCCGGCGGGTTTTGAGTTTCGGCGTTCCCGTGCGGAACCCGATAATGCCGTGCGTCGTCTCCAGGCTCCGCCGCTTCGAGAACAACACCTCGCGCTGCTCCGTGGCGAATACCTGCATCACCTCGAACGATTCGGTTTTCTGCTGTTCCAGCTCTGCGAGCCGTTCGGCGTTCCGCTCTCGGATGGCGACGAACTCCTTGTCCATCGCCGCGTTGATACTCTGCATCTCGGCGTCCGCTGTCGCGTAACGGCCGAAGGCTTCCTCCATCGCCTCGCGCGTGACGCCCGAGAGGATGATCTTCTTTTTTCTCTTTGCCATACAATTTTTTCTTTTAACGTGCTTGTTTTTCCCTTTTTTATCCGAGACCCTCCGGTCCGCAGAATATCCAGTAGCACCCCCCAGTTCCGCGAAGCGGCGGGCCGTTTCCCGCGCTGCATCCGCATAGCGCAGCAACTCCTCGATCATTCGTCGAGCTTGCCGCATACGATGCCGCCCAATCTCAACGCTAAATCAAAGGCCTTTTTCGATGCGACATTCTCGACCACTTTTGCCAGAAGGGGGATTACTTCCGGTTTTTTGCGACATGTTTCTTCCAGGCCGATCTGAAGGGCGAGGGAATTGCCGCCGACGACCCCTCCTCCCGCACAGCTTTTTTCGTTCTCGTTGATGCGGCCGAAAATTAGCAGTACTCCGCAATCGTTCCCTACCTCCGGATTGTCTTTCGCCATCTTATTGAGCGCTTCTGCATACGAGATTATCTTCTCGATGTAAGCCGCCGAATCCATCTTGGGAGACTCGGTCGCCGCAGCCTGCGGCGACTCGGCATTCTCGCGGACAAGATTTGCCGGGTGGTACTCTACGGCGTAGGTCAGTCCTGTCCGGGGGTCGAGGACGTTTACCGCCATCGCATCGTACCGGACTCGAGTTCCTCCCGGGTTGTGTAGCTTTATAAACGATCTCTCATAGGGGGCCGCGATGATTTTGTACTCCACACCGTCGAGAAGGGTTTCGTGATCCGTTTTAAGGCACACGGCCTTTACATCGCGCGGCATGTAGCCGCAGCCGATGATTGATTTTTGTTCCATTGTCGTTGTTATTTGGTGATACGTTTCGCTTCGTCGTCGTACTCCGTGCGCCACATGTCGCAGTCGATCTGGTGAAGGTGGAAACCTTCCGGAGTGGCCTCGCGGGCCCATTCCTCGACGCGATCCGCGTCATTGAGTTTGTCCGAGGAAACCTCGGCCGTTCGGATGACATCGCGCTTGTCCGGCGCGATAAACGGGTTGTTCGCCCGCCAGGTTACTTTTACTTTCATGTTATTTATTGGTTAAAGGGTTGTTATTCGCTCTTTTCAGCTGATTGTCCGTCCGATTTTCCGGGGGGGGGTATTTCGCCCCGCAAGGAATGAGATCGCCGAGCTGCGGCGGTTGAACTGACGCCGGAAGCCGTCCGGAAAACTCACTTGATACTTGATTATCGGATGGAAACCGTCTCTTCCTTTGAGGCGGGTCACATAACGAGTCAAGCGGCCGTGTCCACCATACTGCGGACCCGCGTCGATGAAATCGTCACTCCGGAACATTGCCTCTGTTTCCCGGAATGCGGCGAACAGCTCGGCCGACACTTCCGTATCCGCCCCGTCGTTCTCGATCAGTTGCGGGAAGCTCTCGACAGAATAGTGCATGCGGTATTTTTGCGCATAACGGAGCGCCTTCTTACGCAGCGCCCCGAGCACATAGAAAAGCAACGGGCGCTCTCCGGCCTGTTCATGGGCGAGCAGGTCGAGTTGGAACGTCTCCGGACGACGGCACAGCGATTCCAGCACATCGGACAGCACGTCGTCCGCATCCGGGAGAATACCCAGGAAGAGGCACCAGCGCCGGGAGCTGCGCCGCCAGTCGTCGTAATAGCGGCTGATGTAGGGAACCAGGGCGGGAATCATATCAGCAGGCGGTTTGGCGGCTCGCACTCTGCGAATAGATCGCCATGCTCACCAGTTCGTCGATCGTTTTCGAATCCTTCTGCTTATTGAGGAAGGTGTTGTAGAGGTTGCGCAGCCGCTCGGCCGGAATCTTGTTGAAGTTCTCGTAGCGCGTGGCGCGGCAGGCGATGGCCTTGATCCGCGCGATGCTCTCCTCCTTACCCTGCATTCGCAGCCATCCGCCGATGGCGGCGATGGCCTGCTTGCGCAGGCGGTCCATCTTCAGCGCGTCCTTGTCCAGGCGTCCCTCGAGTGCCCGGCAGAGCGTCAGCAGGTCGTCGTTGCCGATGTCCGCCGAACTCTCCACGCCGTAGCCCTCGATGATCGCGGCCTTCTCCTCGGCAGACAGGTGCAGCCTGCCGCAAAGGGTGTGGAACTGCCGCAGCAGCCACTTTTTCTGTTTGTCCATGATATTCTGTGCCATATTATGCCGTTATTTTTCAAGTTTTTCCATTCTTTTTATCATCGTCAATTCAGTAAGAAACGATTCTTTATCCCGACGAGCTGCCGCTGTCAGCGAACCGTGGTAACGGAATTTTGCGAAACAGAGCGGACATTCGAATACCATCATATAGCCCATCGGGGTACTGCACCATCCGACCAATCGGGCAGGCGGCAGAGGTTTGCCCCAATTCGGACCTAACCCCCAATAATATCCGCTGCCTGAGCGGCCGCAAGGGCAGGTGAAATCCGCTTGATACGGTATCGTCTCGTACTGCGGAAATTCCTTTAATTCACTATTATTCATAATTATTCAATACTTGCCGAATATTCCGCGGCGCCCTCTTCCCAAATCGTGAAGTCCTCGCCGCCTTCGCCCCTTGTCCGGTCCTCGTAGCGCGTCGTCGTGAAGACCTTGTATCCCTCGACGCGCATCTTGATGTCCGAGAGCTTGCGTATCTTCTCCGCGAGCGCTGGCCACGGGTTGCCCCGGTCGTCCTCGTGCGCCAGGAAGATGAACAGCTTGTCCGGGTAGTCGTTCATCAGCTTCTGGTAGTCCGCCAGCCGCATCCCGACCAGGCAGATCACCGAGTCGATGACGACCACGTTCGGACTCTTGCGCTTCGACAGCCTGTCCCGCAGCTCCGGGAGGGGCTCCTTGTCCAGGAAGATCACTTTCGAACCCGCCTCCTCCATGTCCACGCGCTTCCAGGCTTTCTGCATCGACAGCGACAGCCCCTGTTCGAGCGAGTCGAAAGCCACCTTGTCGACGAAGCGTGTCAGGTATTTGGCCAACTGCAGCGCGAACGTCGTCTTGCCGCTGCCCGACTTGCCGAAGATCAGCCACGACCCCTTCAGTTCGGGACACCCGAGCGACGCCTTGAAAGGCCCGTCGAACGGCGCCGGATTGAATTTCGCATCCGCAACGTTTTTATTGCTTATGGCTCGGGGCATACTCTCTGACCTGCGCGTTTATTCCATGTTGCGTGGACAGCATCGAGGCGGTCCGGGCGGCTTCCGCACGATCCGGGAAAATCCGGGCGTCTTTGATCCGGTTCGTCCACTCCGCCTGCACCGTCCCGTTGGCATACGTCCGCGGACACCCTTTGACCAGATACCACAGGCGATTCGTATCGACTACAACGACCCACATATTCGAACACCGTTTAATCATTGTTTGAAAGCTGTTTTTTCTCTGCGTGAACACGCCGCTTGACCCGGCGCAGGTCGCACTCGCTGTCGTCGATGATCTCCTCGATCGTCGCCCGGTCCGTAATTCCGTTCGCCACGCAGACCGCCGCGATGTCCTCGCCGTTCACCACTGGCATCGGGATGAACTTCCGGCCCACGCGCGAATAGATTTCCTTGTAACCCTTGCGGTTGGCCTTCACCCCGCGCGTGATGCGCTTCTTGAGGTAGTCCGTGGCGCAGATGATGATCCCGCAATGATCCTCCAGCTTGTTGTAGAGCGAAATGAAGAAGTAGAGCACCTGGTCGCTCAGCTTGTCGGCCTCGTCCAGTATGATGATCGGCGTGGCCTTGCGCTTGAGCGTCAGGATCGCCTCCGACATCATCTCGGCGACCGTGCTCCCCGTGGCCTCGACGCCCATCGCCTGCAGCAGCTCCGTGAGGAACTGCTTGCGGTTCCAGTACTCCGAACACGACAGCGCGAACACGTCGCGGTGGTGACGGGCGTAGTATTCGATCGCCTGCGACTTCCCGCACCCGGCATCGCCCGTCACGGCCAGCACCAGCGCATTCTCCTGGGCATCGGCGAGCAGCTCGTACATCCGGTTGTAGCCCTCGGTCCGGACGATGACCCATTGCCGGGCGTCGTAGCCGATTTGCGCGGCGACGTTGCGCCACATTTCCTCGGTGATGAGCTCCCAGTTGCCGTTGAGCATCTGCGAGAGCGTCGCAGGGCTTACGCCCTTGAGCGTCGCGGCCGCCTTGTTCTGACTGCCCTTGTTCTCGCAGTACTCTTTCAGACGGGCGGCGATGGCTTGTTTTTCGGTAGTTTTCATATCAGTAGAGATTAAATATCGACTCTTTTTTTCCGGCCGAAGGCGTCGGAACGACCTCTTCGGCCGTTTTGATTTCCAGGGCGCTTATGTCTCCGAGAGCCAGGCGCCGGGCGTTCCGCTGGTCTTTGTGCTGACCGCGGGAATCGCACAGAAGCGTCCGGGCCAGCGTGTTGTCCAGTTGCGGATTGTGGGTGAACAACCGTTCGGTACATTCGCCCGCTGCGGCGATCTGCCCCTTGATATAACCTTCGAGCTGTTCGTTGTGCTGTTGTATCCGGGCAAGCTGGACGGCATCCCCCTCGGTACGCTCCGCCAGCGCCATAGGCTGCACGTATTTGCTTTCGAGCAGGAACCGCAGCGTCCCGTCGTCATTGACGGCGAGCACATGGTCGAGGTTGTCCGGATCGTATTTCACGTTCCAGCGCACGTGTGCGTATTGACGGAACCGCGGATCGAAGCAGTCGTAGGAACAGCGGGCGCCGAGCAGCTTCACGTTCAGACCCGAACCCTCGAGGGCGTTCTTGTAGCCCGTTTCTGCTCCGAAATTCAGAAGGTACTGCTCCAGCGGAAGCTCCAGACGCCGTTCGGCAGGAACCGCGGCCCACAATTTCAGATACTCCTCGCGCTTGGCGGCACGTTCCGAGGCGATGATCTGCTCGATCTGCGCACGGCAGCCGGCCTCGTCGGGAAACTCCTTGCGACGCAGATTCAGCGCGTCGATGTTCGGCTGGCGATCCTTGTCCGAGGTAATGCCGAACCCCGACCAGTTCCGGCAATATTGGCAATAGGTTTCGTTCAGATATTTGAAATACCGCTCGACAGGCTTCGATTTCGCATTGCCGACTTTTGCGGGCGTAACCTTGTCGCCGACGACCTGGTAGAACGGAAGCATCGTTTTCAACGCATAGCGGTCGCTCTGCACCTGGTTCGAGCGGTAGCGCCGACCGAATAGCTCGGCCGTATGGTTCACGGCGTTTTTCAGCGCCTCTTTGATCAGGGAGGGTTCCTCCTGCCGGCCGATGGCATAACCGATCGGATAATTCACGCACGGATCGAGAACGACGACGATCGAGAGGCGGTTCGAATAGGTGGTCGTGTTATACCCTCGTTTGTCGGTCCCGGTCTTCTGAAAGTACAGCTCCACATCCCAGCCGTCGAGGCTCCACATGTAAAGCGGAAGAGATGGCCGACGGCGTTTCACCTGCATCGAAAGGTGATTGCGGAACTCGGAAGCCCCCAGGCGTCCCGCCGCGGTCTCCAGGCCCCAGCGCTTCGCCCAGGTCTCGATGATGGCCGTGCGGCCGATCGTTCCCCAGTTCATCCGCTCGGCAACGGCATTGTACATGTTGGCGATCTGCTGAAAGTTCAGGTTTTGAGAATCCGCCATCAGCGTTTTTAACAGCGACTGCTGCTCCTCCGTGCGGACCACAGCGGCATTCCGCGTCCCGAATTTTCCCGTGACGAGCACCTCGTAATTGGGTTTGCCGCCCCGGAAAAACTGGTTGAACTTCTCCTGCAGACGCCGCGGGTTCTCCGGCAGCGAATGGGGGTATTTGTCACCGATGCGCCGCAGCGCCTTCGCGGCGTTCGCCCAAAAGGCCGCCTTCTTGATGCGGGAGTGGCCCTGGCGGAGGCGCTGCGAGTCGGCCTTGGCGATTCGCTGGCGGAACGCCTCCAAAATTGCGGCGTTGTTCGAATACTCTTGCTGCTTGGAGAAGCTCAGACCACGGGCCCCCTCGACCTTATACTCGGCATAGAAGTTCATGGCGAACCCGTCCGGTTCGATAAGGTCGAGGAACTCCCGGCTCGCAGCCTGTTCCTGAAGGTCCGGGTGCGTCTTGTAGAGCGCGTTCTTGACCTGAGAGGGGAAACTGTCCACTAAAAACAGCGCCTTACGACCGTTGCCGCCGACCTGTACCTGTTTGATGCTGCCACGTTGCACTTGTTTCTGCAAGGCATCGTAACTGATGATACCTTCCAAGTCGGCGTAACCCGCACAGAGCATATTGTCGTATAATTCCATTCTTCAACCTTTTTATTCTTGCTCCTGTGGTCGGATTCGAACCGACAACTTTCGATACTTGACCAAGCCCGGCCATTTCTCGACGCTCTGTCCATTTGAGCTACGCGGGAGATTATTCCATTATTCCGAATATCGGGGCCAAAAACCATCTTTCAACGTAATGTTTTTTCGATCGAGGTGTTTGGCAATCCCCATAATGTCGTGAGCGAAATTGAAATCATCGGCATTCAGTAAATCAGCCAGGCGGAGCCGACAGATGTGATTGTGCGTAGCTACTATATCCAAGACTCTCGATAAAGAATCTTCATCTGGCCATATTCGGCGAATACGCAGTTCAATTTTAAGAACAAGGGTGTGTTCTTCTTGCGTGAGGTTAAAATCCGGGTTCATAGATGTATGGGTTCAATATTATTTTCTGGTCTTAAAAACCTCCATGACCGCGAAGCTGCTACCCGCGAAGTTCGCCGTGATAACAAGCAGCGGCCATTGCTCTTGCTGCTCCACGTAACCGCAGATAACCATCAGCGACAGACACCACCACAACCCGACCAGCTTGCACCTCACGGGCAGGGCAATGAACTCACGGCCCAGCAGCCGGATCATCCAGTATTTCAAAAAGCGCTTCATGTCCGTCGTGTTATTCTGCCGCCGAGGTCAGGTTCTCGATCACGTCGCCCGCGGCCGTCATCGCCTCGTCGAGGTATTCGATCACCGTCTGGGCACGGTCGCCCTTCTCGCCGTCTTGGAAGGCCTCCGGCATGTTGTTGTAGTACTCCTCCTCTTCGGTGCGGAGCTCTTCGATCTCCAGCTTGAGACCTTCCGTTTTCTCGATAAGCTCTTGGAGGCTCTTTCTGCGCGTGTTGTTCATGGCCGGAGGATTTACAGCAGTTGCGAGAGCACCTCGTCCATCTTGGCCGGAGAATAGGCGTCCTCCCATTGGTTCTTGTTGGCCAAAGCGCGGGCCTGCAGCACACGCATCACGTCGTTGTCCCGATGGAAACCGTTCAGCACGCTCCGGACATGGCTGTCCGAGCAGCGCACCTTCTTCGAAACCTTGTAGATGTCCTCCTCGGTGATGTACTTGCTGAGCGCCTTGAGGTAGGAGCGTTCGATGGCGTTGCGCTCCTTGCGCGAGAGCTGGGCTGTCGGCGAGATGTAGTAGCCGTACTTGCGGATCGACGGCAGAACCTCCGACGTCACCCACTTCTTGAACGCCTTCGCCTCCGGCTTGCGGCTCTGCATAATCAGAGAATACATCCCGGACTCGCTGATAAAGGTTGCTTCCTGTGCTCTACCGATGGGGTCTGTAATACTGACCCCATGCCGTTCGTCTTCATCCAGACGACCGAGGGCGACCTTGTGATTGGCGATTCCCAAAACCTGGCAAATATCCTTGCCCATAAACCACGGCTCGCCCTTGATTACCACATTGCGAACCGTCCCGAAATCCGGGTGCTGGAAAATACTTAACTCTTTCATAATTACGATTATTTGTTATAGGTGTTATTCTTGACTACTCCGCCCCGGTCGATGGCCAGCTTGCGGATTTTGCGCGCCAGCGGCGTGTCCTTCTTTCCCGACAGGGCTTCGCAAACCATTTTCGGGGTACAGCCCAGCAGTTTGGCGATCTTGCGGCCTTCGCCGTATTCTACGAGTACTCTTGCCATAGATTCAATTATTTCGTATATTTGTCAGCACGGTTAATTTGTTTTCCGTGTTGCAAATATATAGACTATTGTTTAATCATCCAAGAAATAAGTAAACTTTTTTCTATTTGCCATGAAAGCTATAAATCGCGTATTTGAGTACATAAATGCAAAGGGGTTAAAACCCACACGATTAGAAAAAGAGATAGGGCTTTCCAATGGATATTTAAGGACTCAAGAAAAAAGAGATGCTGATTTAGGAGAAGGAATACTCCTAAAAATATTAGACAATTGTTTAGACATAAACCCTCTTTGGTTACTGACAGGTAAAGGCGACATGTTAAACACGCCGCCTCAACCTGCCCCTGCACACGAGGAGACTCCAATAGCCTATAAATCGAAGGAAGGCATCCCCCTGATACCGATTGATGCGATGGCCGGGGCGCTGACGGAGAACAGTCAGGCCGTGATGGAGTACGAATGCGAACACTACGTGATCCCGATGTTCAAGGGAGCCGAGTTCCTGATTCCCGTAAAGGGCGATTCGATGCAGCCGAAGTATTACAGCGGCGATATTGTAGCCTGTAAACGCTTGCCGCTTAATACATTCTTCCAATGGAACCGAACCTATGTAATAGATAGCGAGCAGGGGGTACTTATTAAGCGGGTAAAGAAAGGAGAGGATGACAACCATATTATATTGGTATCCGACAACCCGGAATACGACCCGTTCACCCTCGAAAAATCCGGGATATATTCGCTTGCGCTCGTGATCGGAGTTGTACGAGCAGAATAG